GATTAGACCATTGATAACAGCATCCCGATCAAGACCTGACATATCAGCACCTTTCAAAAAATGATTGAAGTTCAACTTTTTTACTTCGATTAACTTTTCTTGACCTCTTAATAGACCACTTGTCTTTTCAGAGTCATTTTCAGCCCCTTTATCATTCACAACAGGGACTGATATCTCTTTTTTACCATCCTGATTTGCCTCATCTGAATTAGGTGATTCAAGAGCGTTCTTACATGACTCACAGAGGCCATTCTTTGCATTGTTGACTCCACAACCATCTTTCAATGAACAGGCTCCTTTCTTCTCGAACAGGATTGCTACATGGTCTGGTTTGTAGTTGTGAGCAATGGCTTTGTATTCTTCACCAGAGTTTGTCACTCCTTCTGTTTGATTCAGATCAAGTCCTAAGCCTGTTGACAGTTCAACCTGAGTACCTGATTCAATTCTACTTACCCATCCGGGGCGATTCTCATTCAACGCTTCAATGTCAAACCACAACTCACCTTTGAGTTCGCCTTTTGCATTGACGTGAGCATTGAGAAGAACTCCCAGATAAATGTCCTTCAAGACATTCGGAGTTCTTGCTGATACTGGCTGGCTGGGATGATCATCAGTCAGAGGAACATGATTCCAGGCAGCAACATTGATTTTGTTTTCGTCTGATGTGTAGAGAATCGGTCCTTGATTCCCATTCAATACACCAGGAACAATCAACGTGGCAGATGCAACAAGGTACTCATGAGGACCAATAAAGTCCCGTCGTGTCTTGCCGCTTGTGTTTGAGATAATGTGTTGCATGGGACATAGAAGTAACTCCCATTTCAGATTTTGTAAATAGTCGATGAGTTACATTAAACTCAACGTAAACGAAAAGAACCCCTCAACCAAATGAATGATTGAGGGGTTCTAAAGTGTTTGAGTTTAAGTAGTTAAGTCTTCTCTTCGCACCGGAAGGTGGGTCGTTATGCCTCTACCCCGTTGAATCGAGCATTGCATCTTCTGCACGCCGAATTGGCACACCAGTCGTGGAAATCCCGATCGTTACGTTCGATACCCAAGTCTCGCATCATGTAGTCATCAGTCTTTTCCCGACCACCCTGATCACAACACTGATACTCGCCGTTCACGGTGTCGTGATGTCCGACTCGGTAACCGCACAAAAAGGCGTCTCGTACTGCCTGATGGACCCGTTCCATCGCGTCTACAATCTCACCCGCCTTCACATTGCCAAGCAATCTTGCGTTCGGGTTCCAGCTTTTTGCACAACGGAGAACATCCTCAATAATGGCATAACTATCGGTTGAAACCGAGTGCTCATTCACGTCACTCATGTATTCCTCGCTTTCTCTTCGCACCGGTTAAACCGGGGCGTTCTGTGGACTAAACCGCGTAAATGGTAAGCCTGAATTCTGGTCGTGGTCAGTTATGCTAGTGGTGTTATCTGCTACGCCGGATCGCGTTTTCAAGGTCACCAACATCAACGCGAAATCCGAACCCTTCCTCTGTCAAATCTGTGGATACAAAACAAGGCAGATCAATTCCACAACTCTCCATGCGATCGTAATCCATATCCAACGTCACACCACTTTTTCTGCACGCACGAAGCACGTCGCGAATGAACTCTGCCCGTGCTTCTGCCACAACGTCATGCTCACATTCGCATGCATACTTGCGGCACTCGTGACACATCCGCCCGTCACTCATGTTGAATGTCTCCTCTTCACAGTTGCTGGTCCCTTTTATTGGTCACCAGTTGTTCGCTGGCAATTGCTACTCTCGTGATTGCAGCCACCGGATCTGTCAGGCGTTCGTGCATTGCCTCTCGCTCTGCTTTCACGTCGTTGACGAATTCTTCACGGGCTTTGCGGTTAGCCATCTGGCACAACACTGCCCCTGAAAAGACACCTAATGCAAACGCGATCCCAGCACCGAATGCATGAATCATATCCCACATTGATCCCTTACCTCTTTCCTTCAAGTTTAGTAGTAGGAACTGTGGTCAACCCTTGTCTCTTCAAATGCCGCAGCAGTTTCTGCCTCGTGAGGAATTCATGCCGAGCATTCTCAGCAGAGCAATTCAGAAAGTAGGTACGGTAATACTCACATCTCTCAGCACTCTTGGAGTCCTCAGCAGACAGGTCGGAATACCTGATTGTTTCACGAATTAAATGAATCGCTGCCTCTAACCAATGCTCCATATTAAGTTCTCCCATCATAAGGGTTATTGATTCGACTCACCATCTGATAACTCTGTGACTTCAACTTGGGATCGTACTTGCTGAAGATCAGAAGATTTGTTCTTTGTTCCTGGAGCTTCTTTCTCAAGTTACTGATGTGAACTCTGAGATTACTGTCGCTACACAATGTGCCATCTCTTGTTTGTAACTTGAGCTGTTCTCGACTGACAGGATTTCCAGACCTCAGAAGTCCCAACATTTTCTCTTCTGTCTCACTCAATTGGAGTGTCATATCTGGCTTTCTAGTTGACTGGTGATGGTGGTCTCTTCTTGGAAATCTTCAGGTCGTCTCCTACCCATTGGCTTCCCTTCCTTGCTGATTTGGATTTCTTCAAAGCTCTTTCAATTTGATCTTTGGTCCTGATCTGCTTCTGTTTTCTTGTGATGACCTTTTTGGTTTTCGGATCGTAGAATCTCTTTTCTCTACCGATCAAAGGCTCACCAACATTCGCTGGCTTGAAAGTACATTTGCAATTGGGATGCCGTGGAATCAAGCCTCTGGCTTCTTTCACAGTAAGAACTAAACCATCAAGAGGAGCACACAAATCACAAGGTGAAGGATTCCCTTTACCTGATATTCCTAGTCCTGATGTTGTCCACTCAGACATGACTCCAATCTCATCCAAACCATATCTCTCAAGACCATCTAATTGTCCTTCAGCGTGTGCTCTGATTGTGTTGCCTGTGTATACTCCATTAGCTATATTGAAGTACCCATCCTTTGTTTCAAGGTTATACACATGCCCAGAAAATGGTCTGAATCGCACAGAGATTACATCGTCCAACTCTACATGTCTGGAATGACTCAGCGAGCAGTTGCTGAGCATATTGGATCGGATCAGAAACAAGTTGGAAAAGTCCTTAGACAAAGAGGAGTCAGTAGGTCTGTCTCTGATGCTCAAAAACTCACTTGGATTCAAGGAAGGGAAGCCTACCAATTCAGGCATGACCTTCCTGTTGATGACATTATCAAGAGATACAAATCTGGAGAGTCCCTGATAAGTCTTGCCAAGCGATTCAAAACAGATAGAAATGCTATCAAAGATCGGTTGAAGAGTTCTGGAATATCTCTGAGAAGTAGGACAGAAGCATACTCCCTTATTGACCGGGAGAAGTCTGCTACAAAACAAGCAAAAAGAAGAAGCAGAAAGACCGGTTACGGAGAAGACATTGTTTGCCAATGGCTCAAGGATAGGGGAGAAATTCCCATACATCAATTCCCTGTTGGTACTCGCAACATCGACATAGCCATTGACTCCATCGCCGTGGAAGTCTGGTTCTCTACTACGTCTCCTTTCAAAGACTCCTACTGTTTGAAGCGTACTGAATATCTCGCTAATCTTGGTTGGACTTCTTTTTATATCCACATCTCCAGACAAAGTAAGGTTCTTATTCCTGCTGTCACAGATAAGTTGATGACCTTTATTGAGACTTCCAGAACTGATCCATCCATCTTGCGTGAGCATCGGGTGATTAGGGGTTGTGGTGAATTGTCTGCCATTGCGAGTTTTAATCTCGACAACATCACCTTCATACCACCTTCGAAAAGCTGCCCTCACCATAGCACTATCAACAAGAGTGTCAGGAAGTAAGCACTCTGTTTGAGCAATGGTATTAGCTCTTGTTTTTCCAATCTTATCAACACGATCATTCAACCTTCTGGCAACTTCTTTTGGTTGAAGACCTTGCGTTAGCCCATCAATCAATTCACGTTTGATCTGAGCTTCCATTGCGTCGGTAACGCCTTTAAGGTCAGTCAATACCCTACTGGCGACCTGCTTGACTCTTTCAACAGATACTGGATGAGAGAAGCTCTGACGTAAGAATTCTTTCTTACTCCCTACGAAGACATCCGAGATGTCCTCTGTGATTGATGATAGCTTATTGAGGTCAGTAAAGATTCTACCAACACCTCTCTGATACCCTTCCCAGACATAAGAATACCAGTAAGCATCTTCGATTGTAGCAATCTCAGTGTCTTGGATTATCTCTTCGGAGATTTGTTGTGAGAGCCATACTCCAAAGAGTTGTAGCTTTTCCGAATCCGTTCTGAAACGCCATCGATTGTTCTGAGTGATATTGCCAACAAGACCAGTGGTATCAAAAGCAATCCTTGAGGTATTTTTAGAAGCAGGAGCGATACCAAAAGCATCTTCTGTAATAACCAGATCATTGATCAGCCTTTTCAATTTCTCAAAGCGTCTCAAGAATTCTCGACGAAACTTATCCCTAAGTGTCTTTGTTCTTGATGGATCAATCCTTGCGGGTGAAGTCATAATCAGTTTCCAAAGTTTGGAGTCTTGTAGACTTTTGGCATCTTGATGGATTGAGTCGGGTGAGACTCATGATTCGTAGTTGACACTTTCATTAAAGCTTCATTTTCTTCCCTGATCTTCTTTGCTTCATCAGCAATTTCCTGAGGGGATGGGGTGTACCTTGCTTCAAACAGCCTACGTCCCTTTGCTTTTTTACGTTTCATCATTGAGAGACTCGCGTGAATGGTTCGGTGTATTGCATCACATAAGCATCTTCGTCGTTTTCCTCATAAGACTTTTTGATGATGCTTGTTGCTCTGAAGTCGTGAGCGGAAAAGAACATTTGAGCTGACAGATTGGATTCTCTGACTGTCACTGTCATTCTACTTCTTTTGTGGAAACTCAGTTTTTCTATGAGTCTTTTCAGCAGTTGACTTCCAACATTTCGTCGTTGAAAATCACTTTCAACTGTCAGGTTCAAAATGACAATATGGTCTTTGTTAAGTTCATAGACCATGTAGCCAATGACTTGATCGATGGACTGGTACGATATGACCATGCCAATAACTCTTGTCATCTTGAGACAGGAAAGTAATTCATCTTCTGACCAAGGGAATTCGAAGATTTGTTTTTCCAGTTCAAGGACTCTCGCAAAGTCATCTCGTATCATCCATCTGATGAATAAGTCTTCTTCTGCGATTGGTTTGTTACTCTTGTGGAGTTGTTTCATTGATTCTGTCTCTTAATCCTTCCATAGTATTTTCGAGAATTTTGCGAGCTTCTTCGGCAGAGTAGTCCAACTCTCGGGTGAGGAAATCCAGTTCCGTCATAAGCGTTTGTGAAAGATCACCAGCGACGTAGCCTACCATTGCCTTGACTCTCTCCGAAGTGTTCCTTGTTTTTTCTTCTTCGGACAGCTCATTCATGTCAGGCCATTGAACCTGAAACCCTTCTACTGGTTGTGGTAGTACGCCAGCATAGATAAGACGGTTAATGAATGGGACGATGATCTTTGGAGTGATGAATCCATTCTGTCGGAAACTCAATCTCTGGTTGTGGGTTTTTGAGTCTTGTGAGGATGCCAGTTCCCCACGTTCTGAGCCGAGGAAGATTCTCTTAGGAACTCCCAGGTAAACGCAGATGGCTTCAAGTTGAGCATCAATCTGCTCATTTGGTGAGACGACTTGAGGAGCAAGACTTTTAACACTCATACCTGTTGAGATGATGTATCTCTGGAGCGTATTCATGTACTGCTCCATCGCATCTTTGAGTTCTTCAGTTTCGATATCTTCAGGGTCAATAGTTGGGTGAGATTCGAAACTTAATCCGGGGAATGCTCCTCGCCAGTACATTTCAGCAGAGCCAGCATATAGCTTTCTCAAATCCAGAATGCGGTTGAAGACTGGTAGCATTCTAGGAATGCCAAACAAGTCATTAGATGTTGCATTGTCAGCAATGTGAATAACTCTGGTATGATGGATTGAGACTTCGTTGATTCTTTGATGGATTTCGTCAGTAGCTACCGTCTGTGAATCAACGAATGAGACTTTGTAGTGTGTAGGTTTTCCATACCTTGGATTGCTTGGATCATTCTCATACCTCTCGATTCTGACTCTTGACTGGTCAAAGGCTTTCACTCCTAGAAGTTGTCTTGAGGTTTTACCATTAGATGGTTCAACAGGTTCAGAAAACATCTCACCATCATCAAATTCGAGTAGAAGAATTCCATAACTGCCAATACCACAAAGGCGGTCAGCACGATGAAGAATCTCCCAGATTGGTGAAGACTTCTCTTCGTTATCAACAAAGAAACTTTCTTCTTCTTTTCCAAGACTCTTACTTAGATTATTCCATGCATGCTCAAATTCTGTTTCTTCATCATTGCCTTCAGTTTCAAAAACTTCTGGATGAACTGCCCAACATTCATCGGGCAAGATGTTGACAATACGATTTGGAACACCTTCTCTTTCGTACATATCAACGTAGTGATCCTGAACAGTAATTGATGCTGTTTCAGGATAACCGCATTCATCATTGATGCTTCTTCTAGGGTCGATGTAACGTTTGAAGAAGTTCTGCCTTTGAGTGAATTCATTAGCAACAATTGTCTCTACTCGTTTGATTAATGCTTGTTGTTGCTCATTAAAAACGGGTTGCGATTTCTGCTCAGTCATTTAGTTTCTTTCTTCAGTGAGAGTTAATTTTCTTAGCTGCATCGTATACACCACGAGACACAACAAATTGATGATCAAGTAAATGATCACAAGGAATCAAGGTTATTCCGGCAGTCATTAAAGTTTCAGCACATCGTGATCTATGCTCTTCGATAAGTTTTTCACCCGTTTTTCCCATAATATCCAATTGAGCTTTCAGTGATCTAAATAACGTGTCGTCTCTTAGAGTTTTTTCAATCAGTGGATTAGACAATTGCTCCACCTTTCTTTCTTGCTGGATAGCGTAAGCAGTAAACAGCTAAGGCTAATGAGTCTGCTTCGTCTGGAGAATGACCAATCAACTCTACAAGAGTTGTAGCTTTGCTGTTTGGGTTTGGTTTGTTTTTTGGTGGTAGGTAAAGGCGTCCCTCTGAGTCTTCCAATCTTGGAATAGGTCTCAGTTGGTCATAGAGGGACTTTCGATCTTCTCTCGATTGTGTGTGAAGTATCTTGTGAGATATTGCAAACTCTTCAGAAGCTATCAGTTGAGAAAGGATTCCGTACATTTGAGCACGGCGATTCTTGTAGGAGTATTTCTCTTCTTGGGCTTCTCGTGATTTCTTCTTTGATCGAAGGTTACTGTTCTCATTTTTGACGCCTTCGCCAAAGCCAACAGTTCGAACATTGTAACCTTCTTCTCGGAGTCTATCAGCGTGCTGTTTTCCACCACCACCACGGTCGAAAGCAACATCAGCAGGGTTCGCTTTGTATTTGTTGATGAGGCTTATTGTTTCATGAACAATCTTTGAAGTGTCTGGTGTTCTTTTTGAGATGACTTCAATAACGCCTGAGCTGTTAATAACAGTCCAGCTTGTATTGTCACCACCTTCGGCTGGGTCAACTCCAATGGCAATCTTTCCTGAGGAAGATGGTGAAGGGAGTTCTGTTACCCTGTGAAGTGCTTCGCGAGGGAATAGGAATAAGTCTTCACCTTCCCAAAACTCTGCCCATAACTGAATCGTCTTTTGTTTCTCATCATACGTTTTGAGTTGCCGCCGATAAGTAGGCCAGTCTTTGACACCAGGGATGATAACTTTGTTGCTGGGTTCTTTTCCCTCTTCAATTTCCTTCAGAGCGAATTGTATATTGGGAGATTGTTCCGCTCGAATGCGTATCGTTTTTTTGTGGTAGCCTTTTCCAGACGGTCTCAATATGTCTGGAGATTCGACACCACGATAGAAGAAGTTGGTTGTGGTGTAGCAGTTACCAATGACAATTCTTCGATGTGCCCATGTCTCTGACTTATCATATGGCTCATCTTCCATACCTGAGCCTTCATCGACAGCCAGAAGAGTTACGGGAATTCCAATCTCACCCATCCGTTTGTAGTAAGCAGCCGACTCACTGTCATCAGTAACACGAGGTAAGTGACGACCAAGTAAGGCTTCACCTTTACTGACTGCCTGGCCTCTACACTCGCCACCTTCAATGATTGATCCATCATTTCTTATTTGACGGACCAGCATGTGAGTTGATTTCAGGGGGAGAGGTACTTTTGAGGCTCTGATCAACTTTCTTAATTCACCCCAGAGAACATCATCAAGTTGAGAGAATTGAGGGGATGTTGCTAACACTCTAGAAGGTCTTGTTCTCATCTCCCACCATATAATTGTGAGAGCCAGTATAAAGTCTTTCCCCATCTGGTTAGCAGCAGGGACGAATGTCTCCTCGTTGTCTCTGACTGAGCAGATGATTTCTCTTTGCTCTTTGTATAGAGTCACATGAGGCCAACATCTTTTGATGAAGCCTAAAGGGTTATTGACAATCTTGTGGCTTACTTTAGGGATAACACTAAGAGGAGCCAGGTTAGGTGGTTGAAGAGTTAAGGTCATTCGTTATTCTCAAGCCTCTTCATCTCTTGTGAAGCTCCACTATCCTCTGCTTCATCATAAAGAGCATCCCAATCGAGCGATTTGTCTTCCAGTTCACTTGCATCAATCTTACTGTCAAAGTGCTTCATTGCTGTTGAAATTGCTCCACCCTTTGACACCAGTTTAATTTTTGTTTCTATTTCTTCTGCGTAGTCTCCATCCCCTGTTGGGATTCTTCTTACCCGTTGCTCGATGCCGTCAAGAGCTGCTTTGGCTCTATCATTCCATTGATCATGAGGGAGAAGTCTCCCGTTAGCATCAAGGAAATCATCAGAGGTTCTGGTGACACAATGTTTGAGCTGTACCAGAACCTCTGCTTGATTTAATTCGGCTCGCTCAAGTCCTCTTCGTTTAAGCACTCCGATTGCTTTGGCTACTTTGCCATCAGATAGTAATTGACAGGCTTTGACTCTGGCAGTTTTGGGACTGTACCCAGCATCAAGAGCTGCTTGTTGACCATCCAAACTGACAATGTAGCTTTCAACAAATCGAAGTTGCCTATCTGTCAGATCGTCAAGACCTGCTCCAGCATAAGACTTGAGAGGCACCTTTGCCATTAGTAGTCGTCCCCTTCTACAGTGTCATTTTCCAAGTCAACTTCTTGAACAGGGTCCGAGTCGAGATTACCCGGAATAGTTACTTCAAATGTTTTTGATGCTGATGATCCTAGTGAGGTTACCTCATAAGCTTTGGCGTCTGACTTGTTAATTGTGACCTGTAACTTTTTAAGCTCTTTGATTGCCTCTCTGATTACATCAGCGTTGTAGCCATTCATTGACCGTCTAACGATTGGTTCAATTTGTTCCAGCTTTTCGATGATCGTCATCATTTCTTCAAACACCTCTTACAAAGACTGATTGACACGTTACGACTGGATTGTTTACCAGTCACAGAATTTCCTTTACATAAAAGACCTACTGATTTAATAAGCATTTCAAGTTCTTTTTCTTTGTCGTGTCTACCCATTCTGCATCTTCAATTACATCTGGATAGATTTTCCCGTTGACATAAGACTTTCTTGGATATCGATGTGATCCGTCTCCTCGAAAGCCCTCACTCTGACTGATTCTTCCAGCCGTCAATTTTCCACAGATAACACATTTGAATCTAGTTTTTATCATTCCATCACTTCCTCATAGAGTCTTGTGAGTTGGTCTGTCAGTTTCCATTTCACCTTTCTTGTGTGTCTGCCGTCTGATTTTCCTTTGCTGACAGCTTCGAAAGGCTCGACTACTTTAATCTTCCGAAGGAATCGAAGTAAACCACGAACGTCAGAGTCTCGGATTGTTGTCAACTTGGCAAGGACAGAAGGTTCAATTCCTTCTTCCCCATGTTCATACATCACATGAGTCATTTCCATTACTGGACCTCTGGCAGTATCAAGAGCCACTCGTCTTGTTCTCTTGAGAATATCATCATCGACCTCAGAGCGGTTAAAAACAACCCCGAGACAATTAGCCAGTCTGATGAATTGAGAAGCCAGGCGATAAGCACATTCTCTTTCAGCATCAACTGTCTGCATTGTTGATGGTCTGGCTCGCATATAAGCAACCAGTTTGGCGAATCGAGCACATCGATTGAGTCTCTTTTCAGAGAATTCACAACTCTTGAGAAGTGATGTTGCATTTCTTCTCAGATAGTCAATGTAACCGCCAGTGAGAGCCTTTGCTCGTAGCATATCCGGGTGGTCTTGAGACTCTAAAGCGTCTCCCGATTCAAGACATAGATTAGCTCTTGCCTTCTTTGCTACTCGTTGAAGAACGGCATCTTCCATGTCATCACAGATACCATCCATCATCACGCAATCGAGAAATCTTTCACCTAATTCTGAGCTGTCTAAGGCCCTTAGTGAGGATGTTCCACACAGCAGAATTGTGCATCTGATTCCAGTGTAATCCCGACTGTTTTTGTTTCGGTAGCTGGTACGTGAAACTGTGTCATATATGTCCCGTGCTTCACTGAGGATTTGGGATAGGTTAGGGGACTGAAGCAGAGTATCTCCGTCTTTGATGATAAGAGTTTTTCCGTTGAGGCGTGAAACAAGCGAATGATCTTCGTCCCCGTCTCCAAAGCCAGAGTGGAAACCACGTATCGTTGATTTGGCCATAACATATTTTGTGTTTGCACTGAGAGCCTCACATAAAGTCGATTTACCTGATGCAGCAGGTGCCAGCACCTTTACCCATAACTGATCACCAAGAGATAATGTCGAAGTGATAGAAGCCAGCATGACTGAGAGAGCATGGTCTAATCCTTCAGTCCACTGCATTGCTTCTTCCCATGCGTTGAGAAGACTGGAGTAGTTCTCACACTCAATCAAATCAATTTTATTGACTGATGATTCACTCCCCTCTTTAATCCACTCTTCAGGTGGTTCAACAACAAATTGCCAGAGCGTTTCTAGTCGTCTCAATCGATCATTCAATTCCCTTTGGTCAATGTCAGTAATATCTAGAGAAGGTTTCTTTTTTCTCTTCACAATCTTAGGCACTAACTTCTGCTCCTGTTAGGTAATCGCGAACATCACAACCATCTGGTAGCAGTGGGTTGTACCCTTCTGGTCCCCATTGGAGTATGTCAACTGACTCTGGTGGTTTGTTACTTCCCCTCAGTTTAGACACGATGGATTGTAAACCCTTCCATCCAGCTTGTTGAACTTGGCCTGTATTTTCATTAGTAATAGGGTGGTCATTATCAAATACAACAACCACCCTCTTTCCTGAGAAGAGGGGGAGCCAATTGTCTCGCATGATATTGCATCCGGGTAATCCAAGAACACTCACTTCGGATTTCTTTGGAGTCTTGAAGTCGTGGTTTTTGTCATACTCCAGACACTCCCACAAAGCCATCGAATCCCAGATGCCTTCGCAAAGAACGATTGTTGATTTCTTGTAAGTAACATCACCAAATATGCCGTGTGAAAATGTTGGCGTTGCCAGTAGTCGTCTCTTACCTTTGATGTTTCGGTAAGCATACAACTGGCAGAGTTTACCTTCTTCGTTGTAGGCAGGAACAACCCATTCGTTTTTCAGGTAAGACCAGCGAACTCCCCAAGTAACAAGAGTTTTTGGCGACAGCAGATTTCTATCGATTCTCAAGTCTTCATGTGAGGGAATCAGATTTGAATTGAGAGCGTCGTAATACTGTCTGATGAACTCAATCCCATTGCCATGAACTCCACAGACTTTACAGTCAAATTTGCTTGTTGATTTGTTGACTGAGAACTTTCCTTCCTTATGGCAAAAAGGACATTCATCAGCAACACATTCTTTGTTGTTGCCTTTCCAGTCCAAATCTACCCCATGAAACAAGAAGGGCTTCAACCCTTCAGGAATATCTTCGGTTTTCTCAGTCTTCTTTTTGTAAGCCAATTAAATAGTCTCCCCATTGTTGTGCCATTGCTTGAGCAATGCCTTTGTAAGTGCGGCCACGTTCTTTTGATCGTTCAGGACTTGGTCCTAACCTGTTTTGCCCTGAGTCTGTTTGATTAGCCCATCGCTCTTTTCCATCAACTATTCTCCCTTTCACTCTCTTTGTTGGTTTCAGTTTGGGTAGACCTCTTAACCATAACCCAGTCTTCTTGCTGGCGTCTTCACCAAATTCATAAGGCTGGACGTATTGAGGTTTTGGCATGGATGGAATTCTAGAGTTAATACAACCTACAGGATTCTCCATACACAGATGCTTTGCATTACAGTTCCAAATGAATTGGATGAATTCCAGAGAGTCTTTTGTCTTTTCTTCTCTCTCTGGAATCCTTTTATTCCAGTGTAATCCTGAAACTGTGAGATAGGTACAAGGTGGATGAGCTATCACTAAATCCCATCCCTCATTGATCACTTCTCGGATGTCACATTGTAAATGGTAGAGGGAAGGAATCTCTGAAGGCATTACATCACAAGACCAGGCATTCAACTTTCTTGCCCTGAATGCTTCTCTAACAACTCCAGAGAATTCACAAGCAACAAGTATCTTGGGTCTTTTTCTGTAAGCCATTCAGTCTTGACCTCTTTCCAAAAATGCAATTCTTCGTTGTTCAATCATATTGAGAGCTTGTTTTCTATCTTGACCATCAAGCATATCAGCAATGTCTTTTGCTAATTTAAGTCCTTCTTCAAAACCATTTAAGTAGGTGAAGGTTGTTTCTTTTTCTTCAACAGGTTCACTGACTAGCCTGATGAGGTTCATGGAATTAATAGAATCTTTTGTGAGACCAAAGTAGCCATCGACAGAATAGTTACGATACTTACCATCCTCATTGATAGCTTCAATAGGCTGAGGTATGTCATTATATACCATGCTAGAAGTGACGCTAGTAATCTGAAGCTTATCACCGTTAGCATTTTCCCACACTTGACCGACTTTGAACTTACACTCAGCAGTTTTATCTTGAGTAACAGCTTCCATTTCAGATTTCCTGTCTCTGTTTTCTTCTTTAGCCAGTTCTTTATCAAACTTTTCAGGGAATCTCTTTTGCAGTTTTCTGATATTGGATTCCATGCAATCACTCATTTGAATTTCAAGAGTGTTACATATTAGAGCAACGTACCAAAGCAAATCGCCTATCTCTTCTTTGAGGTTATCTTCATCGAGAGGTTGAGAATAATACAACCACCTCTTGAGAGTGTCTGCTATTTCTCCTGACTCACTGGTTAGTCCTAGTATTCCATGAATCAATCGAGATTTGCCATATCCTTCAATTCCCTCAATCATTGATTCAGTTCGACTAGCTTCGATTTGGTATTGTTCTGGTGTCATTGGATAATCCCCATTTTCTGGAGTTTGGTAATACACTCTTTACGTTCTCGTTTGTTGGTGAAGTGTTTCAATTGTTCCTCTTCAACTACCCCTTCGTCTCTACAATAAGCTGACTTCATCATTTCTTGAATTGTTTTGATATCCAAGCCAGTCAGAAACATTCCATTCAATCGGTAGTCAGTAAAAGCTTCCCATGTCATTGGAAAGAGCTTGGAAACAATCTCATCACCAATGATAGTAGCATAATCTCTGATTTCTTTTTGAGCGTGCGAATCCATCCTGAGAGAAAGGAAGTGGAGTAGGTTGTGCAGATCAATTTTCCAGTAGGCTTCGGTGTAGGTTGAGAGTGGTAAGTCTTTTCTCGCCTGTTCTCTGGCAACTCCCGCAATTAAACGTGATTTGTAAAGTCTGTCAGCATGTAGCAGGAACTCTGTTTCATGTTCTGTTAGTTCTTCTCCCCCGATTGGGTAGTAACTTCCAGGGATTCCCTCAACTGGAATATAGTCGCCACTTCCTTGCTTGTTGTTTCCTGATTGAACTCTCCATTCATCAGGTTCAGTTCTTTGTTGAGAGTCAATGGCTTCAGAGTATCGAGTTGAGTATTCATTAACATTCGCTGTTCGGTGACGAATCCATTGCCGCCAGCAATCCATTGGAACTCTGACTCTGAATTTCAGTTCTGCCATTTCAAATGGGGTAGTGTGTCGATGTCTCATCAGGTATCTGATCAGAGTCCTGTCGTCAGAAGGTGTTTTTGTGCCTTCCCCATAACTGACTCTTGCGGCTTGCACAATTGATGAATCATCTCCCATAACATCAACAAGACATACATGCCCATCATTCAATACAGAAAATTTCTTCCACTTCAATTCATTGATAATATCACTCATTCTGAAACCCTTCCTTCCTCAAGTTGAATCGCTCGCAACACAGCATCGCGAGTCTCTCGTAAATCTTGGAGACAATCTCCCTTTCCACGTAATCCAGCACAGAGCAACTTTTTGACGGCATGTGCTCTGGCAGGACAAATCACCTCAAAAGCTACCAGCACATCATAGACGTCGATCTGGATTTTCGCTCCGTCTTTCTCGATTCGTCTCAGATATTTGTTCCCGGAATGACTCTCTGACATCTGTTTCTCCCGATTTCTGACTGAAAACTGACATCTCTAACAGGCGGCAGGATAACAAATTCCCTGCCTCAAAAAGACTTCTTTGATTTTTTCTGAAATTCTTTTCGATTTCTGTCTCGAAAGTCTTTACAGAATTCCGATAGACCTTATAGTGGTTCTCATCAGACACGGAAACGACAACTAACTCAGTTAACTCAAGGGGATTTGAAATTATGACTACTTCAGAAATGATCAGCATTCTTTTGAAATGGAACAAAGAAAACAATCAGAAGTTTCAGGATCGTGCCAGCACGGCAAGAAGAATTTGCTTGGCAACGCCTGAAGAACTCCAATGGATGCTTTCAGCAATCAATTAAGTTAGCAATCTTCAAGTGAATTAAAATGATGACAACTCTTGAAATCAGGCAATGGGAGATTGACAGGATGACTGGTAACACAGTTGTTGAGACACCTGCATTAGCCTACCCTATAGGCTCCATTATCCATGTCTACAAGGATGATGGAAAATGGGACAACTACCCAGCTTGGTTTCTCCGTTCTAATCAAGACCTTAGGAATCTATTTGTTTGTAGTTATGACCTGCCTACTGACGAAGATGGTGATGTTGATTATTCTCTGAGGCAGTGGGAAAAGGTCTCTCAACAATTAGTCAATGACCATCCTGACTGCCTGTTTATTTACACTTAACTGAAGCAACTGCCTGCCTTGAATGTTTCAGGGCAGGTTCTTTTTTCTTTTCAATGGGAGAGTGCTGAAATGGTGAAGCGAACGAAAAAATCTGGTGGAGTGGCAACGAAAAAGGCTGATGCTGTTTATCCTGACATCACAGCCGAAATGAGGCACGAGGGCCGGGCTTTGAGTGTCGATGAGGTCAAGGAGCTTCTCGGGTGGACAGAGGAACCCGATGATGAGGATTGGGGTAAAGATTTTCAGTTGAAGGATCGCTACAACAAAAAAATTCGACTGAGCAACAATCCAATCAATCGACCGATCAAACATGCTATCGCTGATCGGTATGCTTTGGAATTTCTTCGGCGTGTCTGGCAATTCAACGGCCAATCTGTTGTCTTCAGTAAGCATGGTCGGCTTCTGGATGGTCAGCATCGGTTAGTTGGTTTTATTCTTGCTGAACAGGAGCGGCACATCAATCAGAATAGGTGGGGCGAAGAGCCTCTGAAGATGGAAGTGCTCTTGGCATTCGGATTTGATGAGGATCAGAAAACTGCTGATTCTTATGACACTGGTCAGCCTCGATCGCTCGCTGATGTTGTTTACCGTCATCACAAATTCGACGGTAAAGAGCATACGGAACTTGATTCTGTCAGTCGTCATCTGGCTACTGCTCTGCGTTTGGTCTGGCTTCGGTCTGGTGGTCTGACTGTTTCATCTGCTCCGAAATTTCCTCACTCTGAAGCAATGACATTTTATGAATCACATCCACTGATTCTCGACAGTATCAAATTCATTCTGGATGCTGACTTCGGAGATGGTGAGAAATCAGAGAAATTGCTCAAGCCATTTATTTCAATTCCATATGCGGCTGCTCTGCATTATCTGATGAGTGATATCGACTCCCAGAAGGCAGACGATTTCTGGAATGATGTTGCTCGTGGTGAAGGATTGTCAAAAGATGATCCTGTCTACAGCCTTCGCAATTATCTCAACAAAGTTGAAGGTGGTAGTGGTAAGGATCGAGACAAGAAAGTTATTGCCATTGTGAAAGCGTGGCTGGCTTATGTTGAGGGTGAAAAACTCACTGCTGCTCAGGTGAAGCCTAAGCAGAAAAAAGATGATGAAGGAAAATTCAAGCTTGCTGAATTTCCTCGTATTGGTGGAATCGATGCTGAACCAGAAGCTCCAGAAGAACTGGAAAAACGCGAGCAACTGATTCTGTCAGCTCTGGCTGATTTCTCGGGTGAAGATGTCACCTATGAGAATTTGTCAGAGTCAACAGGACTAACCAAAGCAACCTGCAAACGTATCTGCAATGAGGGCTTGCTTGATTCTGGTTATGTGGCCACGCAGGTTGATGAAGAAACGGGAGAAACAGTCTCAGCAACTCCAAAAGGTATCAGTCAGGTTCGTTCTGCTTAATCACTGAACAAACTTGATTCCACGTTAGAAGCCCCTCAGAACTCATCTGAGGGGCTTTTTTCGTAGACATAGGATTTATCCTGTTTGGGATTCGAAGCTGTTAGATGTCAAATTTGAGGCTTTGGAGACCTTTTTATAGCCTAAAGACTTTCCCCAGTAGTCATTCCTCAAAATTACTCTGCAAAGCCTCTTATAGGAAGGGACGAGATGACTTACCTCTTTTGGAACTTCATCGGGTATACCTTCCGTGTAACATCGATCCTTCCATTTGGAGACATAATCTTCCATCAATCCCCTGTAATGATTTCTAGCTCTCTCAGGCATCGATTCAATAAGAGTGAACAAATAATCCTTCCAAGACAATCCCTTAGGCAACCTTAGGCAACCTCCATTGAAGTAACTTGATTTTGCATACAGGGCACCAGAATTAACTCCTGAGACTCTCTGGACCACCCTCTCCCATGTATCAGGTTCAATGATACGATAGAGCCAAAGACCTGCTTTTTGTTCATCTCCATAAGGATGGCAGATTCTCATCCTACCTAAGGGAACTCCTGACTGGAACATTTTATCATAGACAGGATTGTATCTCTTGTCTGGATATTTTGAGTGATATGTCCAGATATCCTCAACCTTCCAATCTATTATTGGGTAAAAATTAGTGACGTTGCTTGATTGATCTGAAGTGTAACCTCTTTTTCTTGACGCTGTGAAAAATCGGTTAAGACTTTCTTGTGCCCTTATTCCAATTAGACAAGAGAGAGTTCCTTCTTTTGCATACCACTTGGAAAAAACATGGACAAAATCTTCAAACTCCATTGCATAAAAAAATCCACTCCTTTCTAACCACCAATACTGAAGAGCAGTTTCTTTTGGAGGATTTCGAACCCACAAATTCCTCTTTGGAGTATCCCAACAAATCCAATCAGGTTCGTAGACACTTACAGAGTTTCTTAGAGTAAGTGGAAGACATAGCCAATAAGGATCAATGAGATTTCTATACTCTTTAAAGATTCCTTTTATATGGTTGATTGTTAATTGATATTGAGCTTCCAGATCAATAAACATTAAACCAAATCGTCGATTTCTTCTTCTGGCTTCCTCAGCTACTAAATGAGTAACAACTGTTGAATCCTTACCACCTGAGAAAGCAACACAAACCCTGTCAGACTTATCGAAAGCTTCTGAGACTCTCTGTTGGGCAGCCTTTAGGACACTAATTCCAACCCCTAATTTGATCATAATTCCACTTTTCTATTAAATTGGTATTTGATGTTTTGGCTTTTGTATTGAAATATCTCACCATTCTCTCTCCCTAAAGGGGGTCACAGTACAGAATGTCATACTTAGGGAGTTTAGAAATATTCAGAATACATGAATGGATAGCAATACTAGGCATTATTCAACTTCCCATGATTTTGTGTATTCATGATTACGAAAAGCATGAGCGATACCTAGCTGCTGTTTTAATCGCATCAACTCTTCAGACTCCATCCCTAAGTTTTCACTAATCTCAATATCAGTCAAACCTGACTCTTCCAGCTTCATCACCAGATCGCTCATTAACTCCACTTGATGTAGTCCCTTAATTCGATTCATCAAGACAGTTAATTGGACTGCTTCATAATGAGGTAACTCTAGATCAAGAATTGCAACTTCAGTACATCCCATCCTTTTAAGAGTCTCATATCTATGATACCCATCAATGATCCTGTACCTCTTAATAGACTCATCCCAAGTCGTAACTATAGGGAAAAGGAACCCAAACTTTTCAATACACTGACGTAGTAATCCCATCTCAATATCAGGCATCCTGTTTGGGTTGTAGTCATTTGGCTGTAATTCACCAATCTCTACTACTTTCGATTCAAGAACTTTGTGATTAACCTTAGGCCTATTAGACTTTTTCTTCTTTTTTACCTTAACAACTCTCGCCATTTGTCTTGTGTCCTTTGTCTTGATTTTTCTCTTGCTGTATCAAACGTACGTGAATTTTCAAAATCATTAAGAAGAAGCTGTCCTACTTGGCCCTTGAAAACTCTCTCACTCTCTTCCTGATTTCCAAATCGTTTTGTGAATCTGGATTTTGCTTTCTGATCTTGTATGTTTTCTAACAAAAAGTCTCTGAATTGCTTCCATGTTTTGTAATGTTTTGGCAGAGTCTTGTTATCAAAAACAAGTTTCTCTGTAGCATATCTTGAGGCTGTTGAGATTCCTGAAATTCGTTTGCAGAGATTGTTGTATGTGTCAGGTTCATAACGAGGTAAATCAACAAGACATCGAAAAGACTTTTCATGAATTAAGTTCGACACTCGCATCTTTGAATAAATGGAATACCCATCAAGAAACATGAGGTCATAGATTCTGTTGTAGGGCAAATCATAGTCATAAATGAATTTCCAGACATCATAAACTGCCCAATCATAAATAGGGTAAAATCGTTGTGAATCTTGACTCAATGTGCTCCATTTCAATCCACCCCACCCATCTCTTTTCGTGGCAGCCCTGTATCTTGTAATACTCTCTTCAGCTCTTAATCCAACCAAATGAGCATCTTCAGAAGTCTTCGACTCAAACCACTCAAAAAACTTGTAGAACCTTTTAGGGTATTCCTCATCAATTGAATGGATTGAAATATCACTTTTCTCACGAAGCCACTTCTCTCCTTCACCCCAAGCATACAAAAAGTAGTCTGAAGAGCTTGAAGAATTAGTCATGTAAGCAGGTACTTGGTACCAGTAAGGTATCACATTTTTTTCTCTCATTGACAGTTCAATGATATCAATTGAAGATTGATATTCTGCTTCCTGATCAAGAAAGAAAACCTTGATCTGTCTGTCTCTTAATCGTGCTTCCTGAAGGCAAAGCCAAAATAGAACTGTTGAGTCTTTGCCTGAAGAGATGGAGACTGTGATTTCTTTAAACTCATCGAAGATAAAGCTAATTCTTTTCCTTGCTGCTTCCAATACATTGTCTGATCTGAATTTTCTCCTCAACTTATTAGGTTTCATTTAATTCTCGCTATGGCGTTAAAGATATCTTGTCTTCTTTTGTTCTCTTCAACAAAGAACCTGTAAACTCCAAAATTTGGAAGTGTTATTCTTTCATTTGTCAAATAGCTGTTGACACTCAGTGACTTTGAAAATTTCTCATTACAGAGCTTTAGAAGGGTATTCAAAATCATCTTATCTGTGCCGTGTTTCTCACAAACATGGTCTAAAGCTTCTTCATACCATTCCTGTACTGCATTATTCTCAATATCTTCTAAAGAGAATTTTGTAGTAAGGCTTTCAATATCAGATCGACACCTATTGGTAAGCCGTCTTTCAATCTCACTCCCTGATAATCTCCAACTATCAGACTCTCTCAAAAACCAATGCTTCCATTCAGTTTCAACTGCATAACCATGAGGCATACCTAAAGGGTCTTGATTGGTTATGTCAAAATGATACCACAATCTCCAAGGCTCCCCTAAGAATGGGAGTGTATCAATACTCATTTTCTCTGTTTGTCTTGTCATTGATTGCATAAAATCAAAGACCATTTCACATCTATTTTGAGGTGTCATGAACTTGTTCAATCCAAAAAAGATGAACTTATTTGCATGTAAATTGAAGTAAGTTCCTTTGAACTCTTTGAACTCCAAATACTCAACACCTTTGAGTG